TAGATAAAATACTTACTGACCCTAGATGGGATTTAAAATTTATCGGTATGCAAGTAATTATTGAAGGTCTTGCACTAGCGGCCTTTCAAGCGGCAAAAGAAGGTACTAATGACCCAGTTTATAAACAAATGTTAGAATATATTATAAGAGACGAAGCAAGACACGTTACTTTTGGTATAAATTATTTGACTGATTTTGTGCAAACACTTTCAGAAGAAGAACAAATGGATAGAGCAAAGTTTGCCCTAGAAGCATGTACTGTTAGCAGAAACAGATTAAAAGCATATGAAGTATGGAATAAATATGGTCTAAATATAAAAGAGACAGAAGAGTATGAAAAAGGTCATGTATTTCAAACTCAGTTTCAAGATGTATTGTTCAGTAGAATAATGCCGAATCTTAAAAAGATAGGACTATTACGAGAAGAACTTATACCTGAATATGAAAAATTAGGTGTTATGGGTTATGCTGATGGTGATAGTGATTATGAAATAAGTTGGGAAGAACTTAGTAAACCGCTCAAGGAGGCAGTATGACAAGTGAAATAATTGATGTATTAATTAAACAATGTGAAGCAGGAATAGAAAGACACAAAATGAATGTTCGTGTCTTAACAGAAAAAAATGTAGGTCTTGCAGAACATGGTGACTTGATAATTACAATAGAAGGTGAATTAGACAAGGTTGCAAACTACGAAGATAGACTACAAGTACTAAAAAAATACTTTACATAATCTGCCTGATACTGTATAATAGGCAGTTTATAGGAAATATATTATGGTAAATTTAGAATCAATACTTGCTGAGTGGAAAGAAGATTCACAAATATCAAAGAATCAACTAGACGAAGTATCTAGAATCACACCAGCATTACACTCAAAGTATCTAGAGTATCTTTCACTTACTAAACTTAGGTTAAAACGAGCAGAGTTTGACCAGAAAAATCTATTAAAAGAGAAGTGGTTATATTACGAAGGTAAGATGCCACAAGAAGATATAGAGAAACGAGGTTGGAAAGCAGACCCATATGATGGACTTGTTATCACAACAAAAGGTCAAAAAGAAAATTGGTATGATACTGATAAAGAAATTCAAGATTCAGAATTAAAGTTGCAGTATCTACAGACAACTATTGAAACGTTGACTGAAATAGTTAACAATCTTACATGGCGACATCAAACGATATCGAACATGATTAAGTGGAGACAATTCGAAACTGGAATATAATGCGACCTGCAAATACTATAGAGATTGGTCTCAAAGACCATTCGATGATGTTAATAGATGCCGAAGGGCATCAACTCAAAGAACTATCTGAATACTTTTCATTCTTTGTCCCTGGGCATAGATATATGCCAGCATTTAAACGTAAAGTGTGGGATGGCAAAATAAGATTATTTAATCAAATGACACGTGAGTTAAACGTCGGTCTATATCCACATATAAAGAAGTTTGCTCTTGATAGAATGTACCCAATTCAACTTGTCGACAATGATGAATATGGACATCCCGAACTAAAAAATAAAATTCAACACAAATCCCTTGTCAAATATCTTGACAGTCTAGATGCGCCATTTGAAATACGAGATTATCAGTACGATGCAATCTCACATGGTATTGAAAACAAAAGATGTTTATTGTTGTCACCGACTGGTAGTGGTAAATCATTTATCATTTATAATTTATTACGTTGGTATTATGATAATCACGATAAAAAGATGTTAGTTATTGTTCCGACAACAAGTTTAGTAGAACAATTATATAAAGATTTTTATGAATATGGGTTTGATGTTGACAATGAAGTGCATCGTATTTATTCTGGTAAAGACAAAGTGACTGATAAACGTATTATTATATCTACGTGGCAATCTATCTATCGACTTAAGTTTGATTGGTTCGAACAGTTTGGTGCAGTCTTTGGTGATGAAGTTCATTTATTTAAAGCAAAGTCTTTGACTGGTGTAATGAACAAATGCAAGAATGCAGAATATCGTTTTGGTACCACAGGTACATTAGATGGAACAGAAACAAATAAACTAGTACTTGAAGGTTTATTTGGTATGACACACAAAGTTATTGCAACACGTGACTTACAAGTTCGTGGTACTCTTGCTGGTTTAGATATTAATGTTCTATTGTTAAGATATCATAATGATGTATGCCATATGATGAAAGGTAAGACATATGCAGAAGAAGTAGATTATATTGTACGCCACGAAAAACGAAATAACTTTATTAAGAATATGACACTAGATTTAAAAGGCAATACTTTAGTTTTATTTCAGTTTGTTGAAAAGCATGGTAAAGAACTTTTTGAGATAATAAAAAAAGATGCAGACAAAGACCGAAAAGTTTTTTATGTATCTGGTGAAGTAGATGCAAAAGACCGAGAACAAATAAGAGGTATAGTTGAAACACAAAAGAATGCGATTATTGTTGCATCGTTAGGTACATTTAGTACAGGTATTAATATAAAGAATCTCCACAACATTGTCTTTGCATCGCCTAGCAAAAGTCAAATAAAAGTATTACAATCGATTGGTCGTGGTTTGCGACAATCTGATGATGGTAGTAATACAACTTTATATGATATAGCAGATGATATGCATGTGAAGTCACATAAAAACTTTACATTAAGACATAGCGGAGAAAGAATAAAGATATATGCGAAAGAACAATTTCCATATAAAATTATTCCTATCAATTTAAAAGGTGATAAATAGTATTATGGAAGTAAAACATTTTAAGTTAGACACAGGAGAAGAACTCTTGTGCGAAGTAGTAGAGTGGTATGATGAAGAAGGTTTTGAAGACGAAATAATAATTCGTAAAGCGGCCAAATTAGTTTATACTAAGACAACGACTGGCATACCTTTTTATTCATTACGCCCATGGATGGTATATCAAGAAAATATTTCAGACATTATGACATTAGATAGAAATCATATTGTTGGTATAGCGACACCTCCAGATTATTTAATCGTACAATGGGAAGATGCTATTCTAGATATGCAAGAACTACATAATCAAAGAAAGAAAGAGTCTTTTGAAAGAATAAAAGAATTTTATGATAAAGCGAAAACGAAACCTATATCAGAAGTGATTGATGATTTATTAGATACTATGCAAGAAACAAAAAATAAAATTACTTATGAAGACAATGTAGTTGAATTATTTCCTAAGAAAGAAGAAGATGATACGATTCATTGATATTCAGCGCCCCGGCGAACTTTAAAGATTATACCACATAGAACAGGAAATGTCAACCATTAACTTAAAGATTGACTAAATATGTAATGTAGAGTATAATACACAACAATTAAATATGGATATATTATGGCAGAGAAAAAAATAAAACCACAAGAAAAACCACATTACGTAAACAACAAAGAGTTTTCGTTAGCAGTAGTAGACTATTGTGAATCAGCAGAAAAGGCAAGAAAACAAAAATCAAAAAATATACCAATCGTACCTGATTACATTGCAGAATGTTTTTTAAAGATTGCAGAAGGATTATCACACAAATCAAATTTTATAAGATATACTTATCGAGAAGAAATGGTGATGGACGCCGTAGAGAATTGTTTGAAAGCAATTAAAAACTATGATATAAAAACTGCAACAAGAACTGGTACACCAAATGCATTTGCATACTTTACTCAGATATCTTGGTATGCATTTCTACGTAGAATTGAAAAAGAAAAGAAACAACAAGACATTAAATTAAAATATATTGCTAACATTGGTATAGACGAATTAGTTGATAATCAAGATGGCGACACGCCTAACGATGAAGCAATGGCATTCGTAGATAATCTACGTTCAAGAATTGATGGTGTTCGAGCAAACGATTTATATTGGAAAGATATTGTTACAGAAGAGAAAAAGAAAACAAGAAAGAGACGTGCAGTAAACGTTGATTCAGATTTAAAAGATTTCTTGGAGTAGGTATACAGAACCCCCGGATAAGTCTCTAGTCTATAGTATATATACGAACTAAGTTTTTCAGAACTGAACTGAGACGCCACACCCACATGACGATACTTCTTTAGGGTTTATTATTTTAAAATACTCATTGATACCATCAATAACCCAGTCTAAAGTAGAACCTTCTAGATATGGTAATGATACTGCATCTACTACTATATTGAACTTTCCGTAATCTAAAACAGTATCGCTTTCAGTAATGGAGTCAACATACTCAATATAATACTCAAAACCAGCACACCCACCACCAGTGACCCCAAGACGAATACCACTTCGATTGCCTGTCTCTGTTCTCTCAATCGCCTTAGATATCGCTCCATCTGTTAACTCAATAACCATAACCGTTTGGGTCTTCCCATCTTTCTGGTTGATTGTGTTTTCTATGCCTAGATTTTTCTTCCCAATCTTCAACTGCTTTCTTAATGCCTTCTTCTGCAAGAACTGAGCAATGTAATTTAATAGGTGGTAATTCTAATGCATCTGCAATTTCTTTATCTTTTATTTGTTTTGCCTCTTCAATAGTTTTACCTTTGAGCATTTCAACAAACATTGTTGATGATGCTATTGCACTACCACACCCATATGTTTTAAACTTAACATCTTCGATTACATCTGTTTCTGGATTAAGTTTGATATCTAGTTTCATGACATCACCACATGCTGGTGCTCCGACTAGACCAGTTGCAACATTAGGGTCATTTGGGTCAAATCTACCTACTGCATGTTTTTCTGGATTCTTTAATACAGATTCAAATCTGTCTACTACTTTACTACTATATGCCATACTACTACTATTTATAAGAATCGTGTAGTTGATTGTATAGTAGTTCAATGTCTCGGGGACTGCCCGATTTCTTACACTCTATTTTTTATCTAGGTGGTTTCGGCCTTCCACCATAACAAGTATCGTTTTACTGCAAATCCCAACCCAACTACGTAAGAATTTCATTGCAATCATTGTTCGATGTTTACTCTAGTCTCACTACTATATGCCACGTCTTAATTGACTTTAACAACTAGAACATCTTTTCTGAGTCTCACAACAACCAACCAACTACGACTCTTCTCTACTTGTGATTTCTGGCGGTCTCTAGGGGAATCGAACCCCTACTTCGTCTTAGACAGAGACAAGTTCTACCATTAAACTAAGAGACCAATGTTATTTATAAGAA